TCTGAATCACTACATATTTCTTTAGCTATTTCTGCATCAATCTTTCGTTGCTCCTCTCGTCCTCTTTCGTAGCTGATGAGAGCTGTTGCAGCCAAAAGTTTTTCGGTATATTCATAAGGGATTTTTGTATGAGAACAGGCAAGACCTTTATTTCTTTCCCATTCTTCAATTTCCTTTTTCGCTTCGGCGAGTTTACAGGCGCATTCACAGATATAATCAGGACTGCCGCCACAATCTTTGTGTACATGGCAATGACATAAACACTCGCTTTTTTCGTTGGTGGGCATGGTTAAAATTGGTTAATAATTCTCTTGTGCCGTATCTTGATTTATCATCTCACCATAGGTCGGTTGCGCGTAACTTGGTCTTACGCCTATTTTTTTGGATGAACGTAAAGTGTTTGGGTCTTTCACGGCTACACCGATCATGTACCACAGGCGATCATTTTCTTGTTTTAAGGTTTCAGTACGTTCATAAAGCTTTTCACACTCCCTTTCCTGACGAGAAATTACATCTCGTATAGTGGCAACTAACGTCTTACCTTCAACATTTACGCGCGATTCACAAACCTTACGAGCCGCATGTAGTTCGGCTTGAAAAAAATCTGTTTCATTACATGCCTTTTCCCTTTGCTCATGTTCCATTTTTAAGTCCTCTTTTACGCTACGAATAGTCTCTTGAGCTAATTTTAATTTTTCTAACAATTCTTTTTTCTCATTAAGTAACTTTTGCGCTACCTCTATTGCTTTTTCGGGGTTTATGATTTTAGGTTTTGGTGACGGCATAGATAAAAAAATTAAATAATAAATCGGATATGTCCATTAGTGCATTGTTTTTTCAGAATCATTTGAGAAATATGGTTACCGTCCGGTGTCTCTTTGACAATTTCTACATACGGGTCGTATTTTTCTCGAAGTTGTTTATGTAAATGGTCAATATATTCGTCTTTTCCTCGAATAATTTGCATTAAATTCACACATTGTTTTTCCAGTTCTCGACCAAAAACCGGTTCCATTCTTAAAGAAGGGTGTAAAGTTTTTTTCGCATTATCGATCGCCATATTTCTTATAATTTCCGTAGCAGTAGTGGGCTTTTTTTCGCGGGCCGCAGCCTTTTCTTTGATGTATCGTACTATTCTTCTCATAAAATAAAATTATTATCTTGTAAAACCTTTTCAGCCTCTTTTTCGGCCAAATCCGGCATAAAACCATAATCATTAAATACGTCAGCGAGAGCTTTTTTAGCTAAAGCCCTGTCCCGTTTTTTAATAACCGCAATCAATTCTCGAATCATTTGATGGCAACCAGTATCGTGACCGTTAGGATTTCTAATCCATAAATCTAAACGAACTGGCCAATTCGCTATAAGAGCATCCTCTTGAGCAATTCTTATTTCCGCTCTTGTAGGCAATATTTCGTAAGTCTTTAAGAAAATATCTGGTTTACAAGGGTATATTTCGCCATTTACTCCCGTAATAATGTAATCCCCTTTTTTGGCTTGCATATCACCTTCTAGGGTTTTGACAATTTCATCCTCCTTTGCAATTCGGTATGAAATTGTAATAGCTTTTTTTGTTGCTTTAGGCATAAAAAATTAAATAGGTTCTAAATTATCAAGCCCCGCGTTCTTTTCTTTCCAAGCTTTTTGGGTGGCATAGGCAGAGGCAAGGAGATCGCCGAAGGCGTCGGTAAAATTCATGAAATTTTCGATAATCATGACGCGCATACTTTGACTACCAAGTCTACGGGGCTCGTTTTTAGCGTTATAGGTTTCAAGAATCAACTGACCAATAGCTTTTTTCGTCCACCTATACTCACCCTGTGCTCTATTCTTATTAACGAGAGAATGGAGGGGCGGGAATTGAAACCAGGCTACAGGAGTGCCGTCTTGAGATATGTCGGGAAAATGGAAGTAATCTAGGACTTTTGGCTTTTGATTAAACTGAGATTCATACCAACCACGCTCAACAAAGATTGAGTGAAGCGCTGAAGCGAAGTCCTCGACCGTGGCTTGCTTAGTATTCGCAATTTCATCCTTTGACCGTAGATGATACTCACGAACAGCTTCAATCGCTTTTAAACCGTGTTTTATACCGAATATTGCCCCGACAGAGGCACAGCACATCAACTCGTCTTTTTGGTCTGTATCGTTTGGGATTGTGTTTTCAGGATTGTCAAAGATTTCGGAAAAAACTTTTTCGTCAAAATCATGTTTGAGAATAAGGGGGAACGCCATCGGAAAATGCGAGCGTGCTTTGACTGTACTAGCCTGGTAAAGCTCCTTGTCTATTTTATCAGTTTGGCGGAGGCGCATTTTTATCATACGACGACTGAGAGCGGGGTCTTCCGTTATATCCTCGCCTGAGAGTAATAGGGTTGCGTTTGTAGGGTACTGCCGGACAGATTGGTCTTTGTCACCCCTTGAAGCATTAGAACGCGTATAAACACTTCTGAGCCACCCCTCTTTTTCAAGAGCATATTTCTCGTTTTTATACTCGTCACGCCAAATCGGAATATGAGAAACTCGGGCGAACTCTACCATTTCGACGAAGCGAGTAACAGAGGCGGCAAAGTTCTCGCCAATATATCGCACGCCAAACATATTTATGCAGTTTGAAAGAAGAGAGGTTTTGCCGGACTCCGTAGCTGCGGTGATTACGAAGAAAGGAAAGAAACGAGATTTACGACACGCGTTCACTCTTTCAAGGAATAGTGAAGAAATATTCCACCCGAGTAACAGGTAGAGAAGAGCTTTGTTTTTGATTTGCGAAAGCCAGTCATACAAAAACTCCTCAAGACTATAGTTTTCCGGCTCTACATAAGCAGGGATTAAAGAGGAATTGATGTTTGCCTCTGAAATTGAGACCCATAGATCGAGGTCGTTTAAATGGAATATCTTATTTTTAGGTAAAAGGACTTTCTTAAAACAATCTTGACCATTTTCTTTGGTAATTAAAATGAGTTCGTCGAAGACCCAAAACTCAATTTTAGGGTGTTTATAGAAGCCAACAAAGTCGCGTAAAATAATGAAATTGTCGCCGTCCTGTATTCTTATGTTTTCAAAAATGATTTTGGCTAACTCCTCAGTATCTTCCGTTGTGCCAAACCATGTGTGAGGTCTGATAAATTCTTTAAAAGCTGTGGCTGTAGTTATAAAAGTTTTGTCACAGATTTTCAGCTCACCGTTCACGTTTAATAGGTATTGTGTTTCTCCGAGATTATCGACACCACGAGCTAAACAATCAATGAAGAAATTTCCTATTGTCTTGAAGGTCTTTTTGCCTTCCTCTCCACGTAAACTAACTACGCGATAGATTGTGTTTAATTCTTTTGTTTTTCCTGGTTCTAGTATTATTGTGCCGACTGGGTAGTCGTTTGGGTTTTTAGGCATAAGCAAGAGTAATAACGTTAATAAATGGGTAAAACTTTTAGAGCTCGACCCTCGTTAATCTTGCAATTCTTTCTTGATTTTCAGGACGTTTCACATACCTCGTTAAAACGTCTATAATAAGCTCATTTGTCTCCATGCCTGGCATATCACCGGCAAGTATCATTAGGGCATTATTTAGATTGGCTGGCAAATTGAGTTGACGCTTTTTAAAATCCTTCTCGTTTTTGTCTATGGTATTTAAGATTACGTCTGGCGTAGGTTCGTTCATGTTGTCAAGGTTTTAATGAAATATAAATGATATGAATGATACGAGTGATAGGTTAATATGGCTTGATATAAATGTCAATAATGATATATGATTTTACCCCTTGTGCGATTATGTCATTGTTTTGTAATTCGTTCGTTGCTACAAAATTTTGTAGTCCGACTACGCGAATTTTGGCTAGTACTACCCAAACTACAAAACTACGCGAATTTTTGTGTGTGTGTCTTTGTGTGCGTGTATGAATGAGTTTTTATAGTTCTATATATATAAATATAATAGTTTAGTAGTAATTGTAGTAATGTAGTAATAGTATAGTTTTCCTTTTGTGGCAGCCGTTTTAAAAACTACATTTGATACTACATATTTTTTGGAGTGTAGTTTTGCCTAAAAGTTGCAATTTGGGGTGTTTGAATTTTTAGGATCGAAATTTTGATTTCTCATGCGTTGTGCGATTGCATAAAGATTTGAATTATTCAAGAGATTTTGATGTAATTTTTATTGACGTTTTGCTGCTTTATTCTCTTTCCTTCATTTGCTGTTTTTGACAGTGGGGCAGAATGGAAAGAGGGGGAGAAGCGGCAGTTGTGAGTGATTTGGCGGGGGTTTTTAGAAGGCTTTAGGTGAAAGTGGTATACTTTATCGTTTTAAGTATGCCAGGCACCTTTAATCGAAGATTTTGAGGTTTCGGCATCAAGGTTTTTACCGACATAGATTAGTTGACTAACTCGATAGAAAAATGGTATCATATCTATTTGAAGCAGTTCGAGTGTGTCGAAATTATTACGGCAGTTTTTCACCATTGCCATAAAATATTTAGAAGCGTCCATAAGTGACTCACTCTTAAATTCGAGTGTTGGAGTTTCGCTATTTTGATGGCGAACAACTAAGTATTTGGTTTGCATAATTACAGTGATAAATGAAGATAGAAACGACCAATAATGTAGACCCAAATTAATGCGCTAGCACTTATAAATCCTGCGCTTACGGCAATAATACCGTAAGCGACTTGTGGTAATTTTTCTGGATTTTTTGGGGTGGTAAACTTATAAAGATTTGCATTCATAGTATGTAATTAGAGAATAATTCCGTTTAACCTCGAAGACCTTGAATAAAGAAATATAAAATAACTAATATAAGAATGAAGCAACCGCAGCTATCTACTGCTTCGTCAGATTTCCATGCCATATAAAATATTGTTAAAAGAATAAAAATTAATTGAAACTATTTGGTAGTTTTCCCATTATTTTTTCTATCCAAGGGAACCATCGCTTTTTAGTTGGTAGCCAAATCATTGGCTGTTTATTGCGTTCACCTTTGAACGTTGGATATTTCTTGCCGTCTATCATAACGGTAGTAGGTTGCACGTTTTTAACGTGTGGATTCATAAAAAAGATTAAGAAATAATGATGATGACTTAAGTCTATATGATATAAGTGATATAGTCAATATAAATATATCATATGATATATGTATATCATTTGATATAAATTAAGAATAAAGGCTTGTGTACAATAAAAGTTAAGGTTTATTAAAATAACTTGCTTTATTACGTGAATATGTTTAACTAAACGAGGCGTGCAAAAGAACTAAATAAAGTGTGTGTGGTGAGCGATTTTAGGTAAAAATTTTTTTGACGCCATGAAATATTTTAAAAATATGTTATAATATGTTTCAAGATCCGGCCCATGTTGAGGTTGCTCAAAACATTGTTAAACAGGTTGTAGAAGACAATAAGTTGTCTTTGACTAAAGCAGGCAATGAAACGAATCGTAAGCCTCAAACAATTAGTAGAATGGCTGGCAATACACGTTTTCAAAAGGTTTTATGGGATGTTGCGCCCTTTGAATTACTTGCAGGCATTCAAAAGCGTCAAGCGCAAGCTCGTTATATTAAGAAGGTTAGTTGGGGCAAAGGAGCTGAGCCTAAAGCCGTTGCTAAGATCTGTCTTGAGCATCAAGATTGGCGTTTATTAAGATTGTGGACAGAGGGGAAAGAGGTCAAAACAGTTTACACTTTGCTTGAGTTCCCTGATTATGACGCCATTGATAAGGCTTTAGATAAGTTTTATAAGCTTGGAGGGTTTTACCAGGCAGAAAAGGTGGAACATACGATTGCTCGACCCTTGGAAGAAATGAGCGAAGCTGAATTGGATAAGATGATTGCGCCACATGTAGAATCCTCGCCTGTCAAGTCCGCTCAAGATGTACCGAATGTCATAACAGGGCAGACACAAGCCAATACTATTGAAGGTGAGGTCGTAAATTAATATATGCACAATACATATTGTACAAAGTAATCGCCGATACATGATCGCAACTGAAGGATATACAGATACGCAATTAATACGTGAAGCGAAGCTCGAGAAAGCGCGTAGAATACAGGAAAATAGGTATAAATACTTCGTACCAAATGGAAGGGGGGAGGGGTTTCTCCGTGAGCTCGGGAGCCAGCGGTACTTCATTGGACTATACAGCGCGGCAAATGGTGTGGGTAAGACCACCACAATGTGCGCAGCTCTCGCCGAAATGATTTGGCCCACCCCTGGCGGCCACCCCTGGATTAAAGGCCCTCTTTTTACAAATTTTCCCTATCTCAAAAAAATCCGTATAGTCTCCGACCCCCACGTAGTCGAATCTATTATTACGGAAATGAAAATTTGGTTTCCTAAAGGCAGATATGTCACTTGGAAAGGCCGAAAATCTTACGAGGCTTTTTGGAAAACCGACAATGATTTCGAGATAGAAATAATGACTTACGATCAAGACCCGAAAGAATTTGAAGGTGGAAATATCGGCTTTATTTGGTGCGACGAGCCCCCTCCAAAAAATATTCATAAAGCTAACGTCGCTCGTCTCCGTAATGGCGGCCAGCTTATTATTACAGCAACTCCCCTAAAAGGCTCCGAATGGATGTACGACGACATTCTAGCCAACCCAAATAATGAGGCCGGTCTCCGCTTCTTTGTGGAAGCCACAGTAGAGGACGCTTGTAAAATTCACGGAATTCGCGGCCATCTTGAACACGAGAATATTTTAAAAATTGTTTCTCAGTATGACGAGGACGAAAAGCAGGCCCGCGTTTTTGGAAAATTTCAACATCTTACCGGTCTGGTTTTCAAAATGTTTCAACCTAAAATCCATGTAATCCCCGCCTTTGACATTAATTTTCGGGATTATACCGTCTATCACTTTCTTGACCCGCACCCACGTACAGAAGACGCCGCAGCCTGGTACGCCGTCGACAAATTCAATCGTAAATTTGTTATTGACGAATTTTTTAAAAATGTTCGAGGTGAGGCGGAGCTCGCCGCAAACGTGAAAGCTAAAAGCAGTAATTATCGAGTAGTCCGCTCAGTTTGTGACCCCTCTGCTTTCATCGAAGACCAGCACAAACAAACTTCTCTCGCAAAAACTCTTATGAGTCACGGGCTTTATTACGAGGAGGCCACAAAAGCGAGGGCTGCCTCTGACCGTCGAATTAAGGATGCGCTTAATTATACCGCCATAGGAGACCCTACAAACGGCGGAAAAATGCTTTTACACCCTGAGCTTTATATTTTCGATAATTGTGTTCGGCATATTTGGGAGTTAAACCATTATCGATGGGACGAGTGGACTGGTAAAAGTGCCGAAAAGCATGGCCCAAAACAAAAGCCGATAGATAAGGACGACCACATGATTGAAAATCTCGGCCGTTTCCTTTTTTCAGAACCAGGGTTCGAGCCTTATTTTAAAGAGCAAGAGCATGTAGACCCTATTAACGACGACCCGTATTGATCTGTTATGATAATTTCTCACCACGCTTTTGAGCGTGCCGAGCTGCGACTTAATCTTTCACACACTGCTTTTGCCCGTCACGTAAGTCGGATAAAAGAAAAAGGTCGACGTCATAACGAATTTTCTGGACAGCTTCGCCATTACATGGATAGCTTATTTTTTAAATATCGCACTAAAGAAATTTGGATTTATGGCGAGTTTATTTATCCGGTAAATCACGATGATAGTATTCCGACCGTTCTTCGTGTACCACAGCATTTAAAGAAGTATTTGAAAAGATAATTGGTATTGATTTTTACTGCCGCTCTTTTAAGATGTTTTCGGTTTAATCTTATTTATTTTTCCTTTTTTATGTCCGTTGTTGTAACAAATATTGATGCTGATTTCACCACAAATAATAATGAGATGACTGAAGCGGCTAAGTTCCCTGTTGAGGTAGGTGAGGTTTGTGAGTTAAAGCTTTCTGTTATGGGTATTTCTGCTGACGGTTTAGACGCTGCTTGTTGGGAGAAAAGAGCTAATTTTTATCGTAAAGCTGATGGGACAGTTGTTTTTATGGGGCCAATCGTTGATCTTTTTTCTCCGGCTAAAAGTAACGGAGCCGCTTTATGGGAAGTTGAACTTGAACCGGATGGTTCTGGTAACGTAGAACTTCACTTAAAAGGGGCTGATGCAAAAAATGTCGGTTGGGTCTTTTTTGGCTCACTTGATAAGACAAACGGTCAAGACAATGCTTAAGCTTGCTGAACTAAAAGAAACTCTGTATATTTTGGGTTGATTTATTCTTTTGTTGCGTTATGCCTAAAGCTATTCCGTATGAGAGTGAAATGGATGTACCGGTCCGTAAACGGGGTAGTTACAAAAGCAATCCAAACGCCTCTGCTAATGGCGCAAAAAGCGAGATGTCGTCTTCTTTTAAGCAAAAAGCTAATAAAAAGCAAAAAATGGCTGATTGTTGCGATGTTTGTGACGGCGAGTGTGGGGGAGGGTGTTGTGAGGCGTGCGATTCTTGTGGCGGTGTTTGTTGTGGTGGAGAGAAAGAATCTGAGGACGGACAGAGTGAATTAAAAATTTCGGAGTTCGCGGGCGTTTTACCTCAAATTAAGGTTGAAAAAAGTTTTGCCGAAAAATTTATCCAGCCTAAATGGAAAAAATGGGCTATGTGGCTTAAACTTTATAATAATCAGAAGCGCGACGCTGAAGCTATCGGTGACCCGCTTCTTTTTACTATTTTTCAAACTATTTTAGCCGCTCTTTATACTGATCAATTAACAGTTCAGTTTATTGGCAGGGAAAGAGGGGATGATGAGACAGCTGAAAATCAAACATTGCTTGCCGAGTACGATTCTGAAGAAATGGAAAAAGACCAGCTCGATTATGAGTGGATTTTTGATACACTTTTTACAGGAAGGGGGCTTGTGCTTATGGACGAGTGGGATGATGAAACCCATACTCCAATTCCTGAAGTAATTGACCCTTTCACTTTTTTACGTGACCCTGACGCTAAAAGTATTAACGGCACAAAGAGGGGAAGAGGCGCTTGTCGTTTTTTTGGTCGTGAAATAAGAATGTCAAAATACGAACTTGAAGAGGCGGGTGTTTATGAAAATCTTGAATGTCTCGATAAGGATGAAGAGGTTAAATCTAACACGCAAACCGATGAAATGATTCGAGCACGCCGGGAGGCTCAGGGGTTTGATGATATGCGTGAGAAGTTATGTGGCGATAATCAGACTTACGTTTTACATGAATGGTGGACTCGTTTTAATAATAAGAGGTATCAATTTACGCTCGGCAAAAATTGTACGGTTTTACTTCGAGTGAAAGAGATTAAAACAAAGAAGTGGCCTGTTATTGACCGGACGATTTTCCCCTCTGCTCATGAGTGGGAGGGCGTTTCAATTCCGGCCCTTTGTGAGGATAAACAAAGAGGTCGCGCTATTTTGTTAAATTTGGCCAAAAAGGGCGTTACGGCGAACCTGTATCCAAATTATCTCTACAATAATCAGATGATTAAAAATAAGGCTGATTTGTTGAAATGGGAATTTAATAAATTTATTGGTGTTTCTGGCAATCCTCAGGGGGTAGTCGCTCCTATTGAGCGCAAAACTGCCGTAACGACTGACGTACAATGGATGCTTGACCAGATGGATGCCGCGAGCCAAAAAGCCACAGCTACGCCAGATATTCAGCAAGGCGCTATTACTGAGAAAGTGAAGTCGGCTACTGAAATTGCAAAAGTTACTCAGGGGGTCGACACTCGTTACTCTGCTAATGCTAAAATTTTCGGTTGGTCTGAAAAGCGCTTATGGAAGCTTTGGTATGAACTTTACAACATTTATTTTAGTAAAGATATCGACACAAAGATTGCTCGTATTGCTGGTCCGTTTGGGCCACAGTATCGTCGCATTAATCGAGATAATTTAATTGGTAATGCTGACCCTGATGTTATTATTGAGTCTAAAGTGATTTCTGACGCTAAACGCATGAATCGCCTTAACATGCTTATGGCTGTTCTTAATCAATCAATGGCTTTGGATAACACTACAAATAAACGCTTTGGTTTGAAGGAAATCATGAAGTCAGCGGGTATGACAACTGATGAGATTAATCGTTTATTACCAAAAACTTATGATGAGTATGAGGCAGAGGAAGAGAATAAATTGCTCGATAAAAACAAGATGCCAAAAATCATGTTGACCCAAAATCACATGACGCATATTGAAATTCACTCAAAAGCTGCTGACGGCAAGGCTAAACAGGTACATATCGAAATGCATAAATTAGCTCTTTACGCTCAAACTCATAATGCGATGTTAGTTGCTGAAGCTCAGGCTCAGCAAGCTACGGCAGCGGGTGCTGAGGGGGCTCCGCCTGGTCCACCACGTCCTCCTGGTTCTCCGCCGCCTTCACCTATGGAAACAGGCGCTACGCCCGCTCCGCGAGATATGAGTCAATCGCCTTTACAACTCCAGAGTCCAACTGCTATACAGATGGCGCAATAGTTTTGAACGAGTTTTAAACATTCTTTGAACATGGCCGATCAAATTCAACCTAGTGTACCTCTACAAAGTACTGCCGTAATACGTCCGAAAGACTGGACGCCGGAAATGAGGGCGAGCGCAATGCAGACACTTGTTTCAACTCCTGGATGGGAGCTTTTGGTGTATTTATTAAAAGAGGAAAAAAAAAGGTGGAATTCTGAATTAGAAAATGGTGAGCATAAAGGGCTTGCAGAAGTTGAAAATTTACAGTATAAAATAGCCGTCGTGAAAAAGCTTCTCGCTTTCCCTCCTGCAATTATCAAGGAGCCGTCCATTGAAAAATTAGATCAATTAGCTCAATTAATGCAAGGTTTTGACCCCTATCCGACTCTTGAAGACGAGGATGAGGAAGAGACTTAAAGGTTGTTGCCGGAGAGCTATAACGTACTATCCAGGTGCACAAGGCCGGTACGTTTATAGCTTCGGCACGAGCCTTTAAAGCTTAGTATTTCCACCCATAAATAGTGCCTCATACTGTTTATGACGGTGTGTAACAAAATTTCTATGAGTGTACAAAACGATGACGGTGGCGTTAATGATAACGACACTAATAGCCAGGGCGACGAGGGAGCCGGTGACGGCGATCAAGGCGACTCTGAGAAAAACTCACAACACAATGAAGCTGACGAAGGAAACGACGAAGGCGACAAAAATTCACAAGGTAAGAAAGATAGCCGCCGGAATAATCCTGACGGCGATGATGAGGAGGGTGACGACGATGATGACGTCGAGCCGCCAACTCGTAAATCGAAATTGCAATATATCAAGGAGCGCCAAGAACGTGCACGCCAAAAGCGAGCACAAGTTGACAATCAGAAACAGAATAAAAATTCTAAATCCTCAAATTCTAATGATGACGACGATGACGAATCGTTTTCAGAAGAGGAAGAAAGGGGTTATAGCAAATTTGAACGTCGATTTTTTAAAGAGCATGGTGAAAAGCTCGGCAAAGTCGATAAAGTCATTGAAGCTACTGAGCAAAATGAAGTTAATAACGAAATCACGGAATTTTTCAAAAATGACGAATACAGTGATTTAGTTAAGGAGCATGAAAAAACTTTAAGAAAGTATGCTCTCCACCCTTCCCGTCGCGAAGTTCCTCTCGAGGAAATTATGTACGGAATTGCTGGAAGAAAACTAATTGCCTATGGGGCCGAACAGGCTCGTAAAGCGATGAAAATAGCTCAGAAGAGTAAAAATGGCGGCACTTCCAATCGTAAGGTTGAAGGTAATGTCGAAAAATCTGTTTCCGAAATGACCGACGAGGAATTCTTGGAAGAGCAACAAAGAGTATTGCGAAGTCGAAGATAGGATACTTTATCCTTTTTTCAACTCAATTTTATGGCCGCAACCACGCGTTCCCAAGTGTCTCGCGAAAACACAGAGTTTTATAATAAGACTCTTTTAATGAGGGTTGTCCCTCTTTTCCTTTATGGAAAATTCGCTCAAGTAAAAGCTCAAATTTCAAGTGGCGCAGGTACAAATCGCGTTCGCTTTCGTCGTTATACCAACCTTACAGCAGCTACAACTCCGCTGACTGAAGGTACCACGCCAGGGGGTTCTCAGCTCGCTATCACAACTGTTGAAGCGGACTGTTTACAATATGGCGATTTCGTGACTTTGACCGATGTTATTAGTTATGAAACAAAAGACCCGATTTTAACTGAAACAGCTCAGCTCCAAGGTGACCAGGCTGCTGATACTGCCGATCAGTTGACTCGTGAAGTTTTAGCTGCTTCGACTGCTGTTATTTACTCTGGTACTTCCAATACAGCTTTAAATGAAGTAGCTGCTGGCGATGTGATTACCACAGCAAATATTAAAACTGCTGTTTTGGCATTAAAAAATAACAATGCTAAAAAAATCACTCAAACCATGAATCCTACGGATGGGTTCAACACTCAAAATATCCCTGCCGCTTTCGTGGCGATCATTCACCCTAACATTTCCGAAACTGTTAAGGCCTTTACCGGCTTTACCAAAGTAGAGAATTACCCTTCTCAAAAAGGTGTAATGGAAGGTGAAATTGGTACTTATTGGGAAGTTCGTTTTGTCGAAACGACTAACGCAAAAGTACACGCTGCCGCAGGTACAGGTGGAATTGACGTTTATTCAACAATGATTTTCGGTATGCACGCTTATGGTACAGCCGAAATCGCAGGCCAAGCTCTTCGCTTCATTGTGAAAGGCTTTGAGTCTGGCGGTACTGAAGATCCACTCGAACAACGTCAAACTGCGGGTTGGAAAATGAACTTCATCGCAAAAATCTTGAACAACGCGTTCATGCAACGCATTGTCTCAGCAGTAGTCTAATCGTTATAGGGCCACTTTGGAGTTTTCTGAGGTGGCCCCTGCTCGTTTGGGCTATTTTTCTGGTTACAAATTAAATATTTATTTCATAATTTTTAAAATCCTTATGGGAGACTCACAATCACAAGCTGCTACAAAGCCTCAAGGCGCTAATTTAGTCCTTGCTCCTCAAAATACAGTAGTTCCGCCAGCTCCAACCGTAAATCGCGAAATTCCACCACCTATAGCCCCTGTTAATGGCCCTGTACAAGTCGCGACCCCTGCTGACGTTCCGGTTAATATCAATATTGACCCACGAACAAAGCAAGAAGTTCGAGTAAATGGGTTAATGCCGGAAGCTATGAGAACAAAGGAAATTCTTGATACAAAGCCAAAAGTATCACTTTGGCTACCTCTTGATCGAGGCGAAAAAGTTGGTATAGCTACCGAATTCGTTTCAATTAATGGCTATCCTTACTGGGTTAAAAAGGGTGTTATGGTTTTGGTTCCTCAACCGGTCGCAGAATTACTCATGAATATGTACAATATTGCAATGGGTGATAGTGCTTTTGGTCACAGTATGAGAGCCGATCGTAATAAGGTTTTGGATGGCGAATCAATACAAAACGCGCTGAACGGTTAATAAACACAATTTCTTTATTTCTTCTTACCTAAAATTATTATGGCCGCAGCTCAAAGCCTATCTATAGCTCTTACTGAAGTGACAGCAAATGAAAATTTGCTTGCCATTTTACGTAAGTTCCAATATGCGCATTTAACCCGTCTACTTACTTCAGGTGGTCTCGTTATTAGTGCGACGAAGACAAAAGCAAAAATTGCCAATACGATCAAATATATGATTTATGGGAACGTATATACAAAAGCTACTGCCGATATGGCTGCTTTAGCAGGTACTATTGCGAATACGAAATTTGGCGCATGGTACTTTTTTATTGATGCTGCCGGAGCTCTTACAACGGTAGCGGGAACGCTGACGGCGGCTACTCTTGAAGCAATTGTGCCTCCTTTGACTTCATGGGACGGCTCAAAGGCTTGTATCGGTATGCTTATTGTTAATCCAACCGGAACCGGTTCTTTCGTTGGAGGCACGACAGAATTAGATGATGCTACGGTTGTACCTAATGCGGTTTATGTAGATTTTACCGCTCCGTATAATCCAAACATCGTTGCTCTTTAAGGCCCTAGAAAAGCTGACCTGGGCATGTCGAAAAACTGCCTTTTACTAATTACAAAATCATGACTTTTGCTCAGTACGCTACCTTAATTCGTTTTCATACTCGCACTGATTCCACGACCTTTACGGACGCGGAAATTTTGGTTTTATCGAATACTTATAAAGATCAAATGGCAGTTAAGATTTTGGGAGCGAATGAAAATTATTTTGGCGCTCCGATGCTTGATGATCTTGTAGCAGATCAAAGAGAATATCCTCTTGACGCTACGATAGCCGGACAAATCAAATTTATTGAAATAAAACTCGACGGTACAAATTGGCGTCGCATTTACGAAACTGACTTCAACCTTGAATCTTTAACAACTAATGAAGATGGCATAAAAGCTGCTTTCTCTGGCCGCAATCCTGAATTTGCTATTTTCCGAAATTCGCTTTGGATTCTTTCTGCCGACGCTATTATTTCTGTTACGGATGGCATTAAAATTTGGGCTTATATTTGGCCTGCGGATTTTACAAATTTAGCTCTTACTACTGAAATGGCGTTACCTCCTTCTGCAAGTACGCATGGCTGGCCTCGACAATTTCAAGAATTGCTCGCCCGTAAAGTCGTTATTGCTTATAAAGAAAGCCGTGACAAGCCAATGGTTTTAAATCAGACTGAGCAATCTTGGCAGGCGGATTTTTACACTATGCTCGATGGGATTATGCACCCAAATCAAGACCGTACTTTTTGCGCCCAAATTCCTAGTGACGATGGGTCTAACTACTAATAAAAATGCCAAGTGCCTCTATACTGCTTAACAATTTTCACCTTGGGGGTATCGCTGACTCAAAATATAGCGGCATTCCTAACTCCTTCGCCTCTGCGATCGGCCTAAACCTTCATGCTGAACCAGGGGTTCTCAAGGTGAACCAAAAAACCACTAAAGAAAGTGGGTCTAATATTGATGATATTCCTTCTCGCATACTCCCTGCCTCTGACGGCAAAACGTACATTTTTTGTCGTACTAATGGCAAAATTTGGGAGCGCGCTTCAAATGGTACTTATACCCTTGTTCATACCGACACCAACCCTTCGCCTGGTATTTTAAACGCTATTGAATACATGGGTTATCTTTATTGGTTTACGGCAGCGAAAGTGGGGCGTTGGTCGATAGGCGCAGCTTGGGCTTCTGCTAATGACGCTTACGCTTCTTTTAGTGTCGGTAATTCATTGCATCACCCTGCCGTTATTAAGAATTTGATTTTATATATTGGCGACGGTTACCAGGTGGCTCAAATTGACGAGACGGGCACTTTTGTAGGTGACGCCCTTGACCTTGAAACTAAATTCGTTATTTCGGCAATAGGAGAGGCGGCGAGTGATATTTTACCAGGGGCTACGATCGCTTCTGGTAATGTCGTACAAACGAAAGTTTTTCGGTGGAATACTTACGCTCCTTCCTTTACTTCTGAAGATACTGTTTTTGAGGTGGGAGTGAATGCTTTTTTGCCTGCGGATAATGTGGTGATTGCACAGTGTGGACAAAAAGGAAATATTTATAGTTATAACGGCGAGGAGCTTCAGCAATTTAAAAGAATCGCGGGCGACTGGTCTTCTACTAATAAAGCTTTTGTTAATGCGGCGGCAGTAGCGAATTATCAAGGTTTACCGCTTTTTGGCCTTTCAAATCAGTCGGGCAATCCGGCAAGCCAAGGCGTTTATTCTTTCGGTTCCTTTTCTGCTAATTATCCGCAAATTTTAAACTTAGAGTATGTAATTTCTACGGGTAATATTACCGGTGTAGAAATCGGCGCTATCGCGGTTGTCGGAGACGATATTTTGATAGGTTGGAAAGACACAACGGGAGGCACTACTTATGGTGTCGATAAAGTTGACTGGACAGCAAAATATGCTTCAGCTTTTTTAGAAACTCGTGTCCTTACGCTCGACCGTATGAATGGCAAAGATATGGCAGTAAGAATAGCTTATAGATCGTTACCGGCAAATACTGCTATTACTTTACAAAAAAGCGTTAATGGAGCTCCTTACGAAAGCGTCACATTACGAAAAGACGACACTCGAAAACTGTATGAAACTACGGTTAAAATTGCCGGAGCGGGCTCTTGTCAATTAAAATTCGGTTTTACCGTCTCAAGCAACAATGCTCCTGAGGTAGAGATGATTCAAATAGATTATTAATTTTTTATGGCTGTACGAACTTTGCCAGCCCCGACAACCAGTTTTCAAGTGATTGGCAGGCAGGGCTCGGCACAATATCAAACTCAAGATACACAGGCGGTAAATAGCGTTACGCAACCACCTGCTTTTACTGATGTGCCCTACGTTGCGCCGGATAATTCGGATGATCGTTTTGCGAATTTAAACAAAGGAGCTATTGGTGCTTTTGAGATTGAAAATACGGGTTTCACTTCAGGGGGTGCTTTTGGCGGTACTGATAAAATCGGTATGCTTTCAGAAAAAAATAATGAAAGATTTTTCGTGGGTGACCGCGACAATCCAAACACTGTTATTGGTCAACTGAAATCAAAAACGGGTGTAGATGAATATGGTATTTGGACAGATAATGGCTATTTTACAGGAACGATTACGGCCACAGCTGGCCATATTGGCGGCTGGACAATTAACGCTACAACTCTTACGGGGGGTAATGCAACGCTTGATTCTGCGGGAAAAATTACTTTAGGGACGGGTAATAATGTGATTATTTTAGATTCTACGGATTCGGTTTATCGTTTAGTGGTGGGACATGCTACCTATGCGAGTGCTCCTTTTTCTGTTACGAAAGCGGGCTATATGACAGCAAGTAGCGGTTTAATTGGTGGCTGGACAATCGGAACAACCACGCTTTCTGCTTCAACAAAAATAGTTTTGGACGCTTCAAGTCAAGTTATTACGGTAGGTGACGGCGCAACGTATCTTACGATTGACGGTCCAAACACACGCATTCAAACTTCTAACTTCGTTTCCGGCCCTTTAGGCATTGGATGGCGAATAGATCAAAACGTTGCTGAATTTCAAAATATCCGTGCTCGTGGTCTTATTGAAACAGCGGTTTTTAAAAAAGATGAAATATCCGCAGTAGGGGGGTATCTGCTTGTGTCACCGGCGGATATTTTAGACGCAGACATGACGGCCTTAGACGCTTCAACCTTAACAACAAAAAGCGTTATTTTTCCGGCAAATTCGGTTATTCGTATGAAAGATATTACGAATGATGAGTATATGCTCGTGCTTTCTAATGTCGGCCAGGTACATACGGTTACGCGTGATCTGGTAGGTAGTTATGCTGCGGATACTAACCCTATTTGGAAGGCCGGTACTTGTATCGCCTCCCTAGGCGTTGGAACGGGGTCAAAAACGGGTTTTATAACAATGGACACCGCTTCAGCTGACTCACCATATATAGACATCGTAAAACGCAATTCTAACACTTATAGTGATTACACGACTGTTGTAAGGGTAGGTAATTTGGAAGGAATTACGGACGCAACCCTTGGATTACCGTTAGGCTCTCAAAATTATGGTATTTATACTAATAATGGTTTCTTTTCGGGTGCGGTAGTAGCAAATACGGGGCGTATTGGTGGTACCGTGAATTATTGGAGTATTTCAACAGGCGAACTCGCCGGTGTCGGTTCCGGTGATCTTGCGATACGTTCTGGTCAGACTGATTACAACACGGGGTCAGGTTTTTGGATTGGTCGAAAATCTGGTACAACAAAGTTTAGTTTTGGTGATGGAACGGTAGCAAAATCGGTTACTTGGGATGGTTCAAATTTATATATTGCGGGCCGTCAATTCGTTTCAGAGCCTACTTTTGGCGATGGTTCTGATGGTAACGCGACAATTACAGTTGATACCACTCTTTCAAGAGATATGTTTTGGGACACCCTCACTTTAAATACAACTAGCACCGTCACAATAAATCCTGTTACAGGAACTACAGGCGATGGTTATGTAGGGGCTACATCCGCTAATTCAGTATTTTCCGTTTTACGTAACACTAGCGGAACGAGCTCTGATAGCGCTAGTGCTGACATCATTCCATTACTAGATTCCGGTACAACTACAAATTGTTATGATACTATTCAACGCGGCATATTGACGCTTGATTTAACGACATTAGTGAATACTTTAACGGTTTTTTCTGCAAAAATCCGTCTTTATGTTAAGTCCAAATCTGACAATATGAGTCAGAGTTTATGTCTTGTAACACGTTCAGCGCCGGGAACAATTGGTGCTAGCGATTACAACCTTGGCTCAGCCTGGAATATGCGAGAAATCGCGACGTCAAAAACTATCGCCTCTTTAACAACTTCCGCATACGCTGAATTTGATTTGAATGATTATGGTATCAGTCTATTGCAAGCCAATAGGGGCTCTGCGATTACCATTGGCGTGGTTTTGTCGGGCGATGCTCGAAATACGGCTCCAACATGGTCTTCAAACGTTGTTGCTTCAGTAACAATTGACTCCGCGAATGGTACTAATAAGCCAGAATTGGTTGCTATTCAAAAACCGGCGATTTATCCAGCTGGTTTTAGAATGCTTTGTAAAACAGCTGCTATTTTTACTAACGGAGGTATTGTACGTATTGGCGCAACTAGCGGAGACGGTTCGTCAGGTAGTGCGGGTGTTGGTAAAACAGGTGGAGCAGGTGGAGCAGGTGGTTCATCAGGTAGTGCCCTTGCTTCAGGTTCAATTTACGGTGGAGAGACAGGGGTAGCGGGCATTACTGGTTCTACAGGCGGAGCGGGCGGAGACGGTACGACAGGTGTTTCTTCCTCGAATGGAACGATTGGGACGAATGGCGCAAATTTAACTTCAGCTATTGGTATTGCCGGAGGTAATGGTGTGGCAGGGGCGGCAGGTGGTACGGGTGGCAGCTCAGCAGGTGGAGGCGCGGGCGCAGGTACCGGTGGCGGTGCGGGTACGGGTGGTACTTTAACAGGTCCAACAGCTTCAAACCGTGTTATTCAAAATGCAATGATTTCAGTTGATACCGGCGCCGCTACTATCACTTTATATAAAGGCTCAACTCAGGTTGGTGGTACGGGCGGCTCAAGTGGCGGTGGTGGTGGAAAAGGAAGCGGTGGAGGTACGGGGTCAGATGGAGGGGGTGGCGGTGGAGGCGGTGGTTCGGGCGCAGCTGGTTGTACCGGAGGCCAAATTTTGCTTGCCGCGCCAACGATTACGGTTGGAACCGGAGGTTTTATATGGGCTAAGGGAGGGCATGGCGGTAATGGTGGGCGTGGCGGCGATGGAGGGGCAGGTACCTCATCCGGCGCTACAACCGATGGCGGCGGCGGCGGTGGCGGCGGCGGTGGTTCTTCAGGTTCGGGCGGAGCGGGTGGCGTTATTACTCTGATTTATGTAACGTACACAAATAGTGGCGATGTATCTGTAGCGGGTGGTTTACCCGGAAGACCAGGCGACGGAGGCTTAGGCGGTGCCTTTGGTGGTACAGGCGCAGAGGGCAATACAGCTGGTACTGACGGAAGTAACGGCCTTACTGGTAACACCGGAGCTACTGGAAAACTTTACCCACAACAATTCCTTTAATTTTATGTTTTTTTTCTACCCAAAATCTGAAGAAACAAGAATCCAAATAGCTTTTCGGTCTTTAGCAGATCAAGACATGGAAGGGTTTGACAAATTTGAGTATTCTCCAACCCCACAAGAAATGGCACTTATACAACAAAATTGTGCTTTGTATCTCGATAATGGTATATTTTCTATTGAAAAAACCGAACGAATAAAGCAAGAAGAGACCCAAAAATTAGCTGAGCAAAAAGCAACTATTCTTCAGGCGAAATTAGATGGCGGGCAATCCGTAACAATTAAAGAAGTGCTTGAGTTAGCTCTTTTACAAAAATAATTCTTATAATTTAAAAATTTTTTATGGCCACATATGGTTGGGAGTCTCGCCCCACTGACGTCAATACTTTAAAAACGCTTTTAAAAGGATATGACCCGTATAAAACGGGTTTTGATGTATTAGCTAAAAATCTCACCGGTGACGCTATAGGGAATGTAGGGGCGCAATCTCTTGGCTCTTTAAGCGGCACTTCCTCAAAATACTTAGAAACAGCAAAAAGTTATCTCGCCGAACAGCAAAAAAACCTAACCGCCATAAACCCTGCTTTTGACCCAAATAAATATCTTGCCAATTCCTCTGCTTATGTTGCGACTACTACAGGCGGTGGAGCTTCGGCAAATCGTAAATATGGCGCTGTAGCTCCTTTGACGCAAGCTTACGATATTATGAAGGCTGTTGAGAAAGCTCAGTACGCCGCAGATCAATATAAAACTACTGGTAAAATTATTGACCCCACAACGGCTTATTTACAAGAATGGAAACAGTTTGCGGGGATTAATAGAATGGATGATGCGAGCGCGTCAAAGTATGTGAAAAACATTAAAATTAACCAGGGTGACACTAAGCCTTATGCTTATAAGGATATTACAATTAATGATTGGTTAAAATTTGCTCCAACAACAACAGGGGCGCAGTCTGCTAACGCAGCCGCGCTTAGAGCCGGTGTAAAAACTCCTTTCATGGGTGCCGGTGTTGGTGATATCGCTGAAGGCGGGGCAATAACTAACGCAACCATAGCTTCAGGGGTTGACCCAAATAAACAGGTTGCTAAGGTGCAACAGGGTTTAGCTCCAATTACTTCACAGGCTGATATTAGTCACGCTGTAGCGAAATCGCAAAGTAAATATGGGGGGATGGCTCAAAGCATTATAGATCAACTTAATTCAGGTTTAACCTCAAACGGAAGCCCTCTTAACGCTAAACAACGCCAAAGTCTTGAACAGCAATTCCAAAGTTTAACCGGACTCGACACCGTGCCTGTAAGCAACGGAGCGCCTTTACGTTCAAATTATGCGGACGGCCCTGATGGCGATAAACAATTTCAAGCCGCTGTTGCAGCTACGAACACAAAATTAAAAGCTCAAAATGGACAATTGCCTACCTCTGTTCTTGATGCTCAAAATAGTTCTGATGCAAACGCTATTTTAAATCAAATAGCTCAGAATGCTTTTGGCGACGGTACAACAGGGGTGCCAACGAGAACAGATTCCACTAATCCTGATCTTGCGGCCGCCTCTGGTTATTTTGCTGATATTTTAGGTGGAGGTACAGGAGTGAGTAATGGAGGCGCTACTTCCGGTACTACTTCTAACGCAGGAGCAAATTCAGGAGCGAGCGATAGTGGTGGAGCTCCGGTGTTCTCGGCTGAGAATAAATTAACTCAACTTCGTAATCAGTACGGCGTTGACCCTATGGAACATCAAATCGCTGATATAGACGCTCAAATTCGCGCAGTTCAAGATACTTTTGACCAGAATAAATTTAATGAAAAAGGTCAGGTTGTTAGTTTAGGCGTTATGTCTGGACGTATATCGGAAGAGGAGCAACAAGCGAATGATCGGCTTAATCAGCTTAATCGAAACAAAGCTTATCTTGTCGACCAATTACAAAGTAAGTATTCCGTTATTGATACGGTAATGAAGGCAGCTCAAAGCGATTATCAAAACGCCCGCGATTCTTACGATACTCAGTTTAATCAAAAAATTCAGGCTACAAATTTATTACTCAATATCGACCAATCGAAAAAAAGCGATGCTGAAAAAGCTCGTGATGATGCTAGGGCGAATGTTACAATCGTGACGACGGCTCTTAGTAACGGGTCTTTAAAGTGGGATGATTTGGACCCGGCCTCAAAAGCTCAATACTCAAAACTTGAAATTCAAGCCGGACTTCCGACGGGTACTATTCAGGCATTCTCGGCACAAGGTAAAAATAATCAATGGGAGATGTCTACCGTCCTTCCGGGTGTTGATGCGAACGGGAACGCGATAGCTACGGTACTTCAAAAAAATAAATCAACCGGTGAATTTAAAACTACAAAACTTATTACTGACTATGCCCCTACAAACAAATCGGCAAAATCGAACGTTGTTCAACAGGGTACTTTTGTTGATGACAAGGGTAACCAAATAGCTTGGACGAAATACGCTGACGGTACAACAGAGAAAGAGAATTTGGGTAAAGCAAAACAAGACACCGCTAATATGTCTCAGGATGAAAAAGATCAAAATGAATTTTATAAATATACAGCTGATTTAGTCGAAAAAATGTCTTTAATGCCACCAAATAATATTAAACCGGATAATGCTGTAAAAGTTTTACGGGCTCGTTATCCATGGCTTACAGACAGTCAAGCTCGTACCGAACTCGGTGTTTAATTTTTATTACTTTGAAAAATGAAATCAGCTCCCGCATGGTATAAACAAAAAGAGCAGGACGAAGAGGAGGAGGATAATACCGACAACTCTTCAACTACAATAACAGACCCTGTTTCTGCTCCCGACAACGCCTCGCCTCCTATCACTCCTACTACAGAGGTTGGTTATAAAACAAGGACAAGTATCGGCGGTGCCTTTGGCGCTGCTATTTTAGATCGTAACAACTCTTCAAGTTCTGGCGACATCAATAATGAAATTTCTACCTCAGACGGCTCTAGCGGGGGGAGCTCTGCTCCTTCATGGTATTCGTCTAAAACTAAAAAAGAATCATCACAAGTCACTAGTGATATTCCTTCATGGTATGCGCCTAAAAAACAAAATATATCAACCGAAGAAGCGGCCCCCCTTCCCGAGAGTGGGAAACAGGCCTCTACGGGCATTGCGGGTAACGCTTTTTCAGCGCTCGATAAAGCCTTGGCAAAAAAAAGTATTCCTGACGGAGTTTTTAATGACAAAGCTTTAGGCATAGGGGCGCTTCAGGGTTGGTGTGGTGTTTATGCCGGAAGGATTTCAACAGCTGAAAACGTAGGTGACTATTGGTATCAGAAAAAAACTCATATTGATCATCGAAGTGGAATTAAGGCGGGTGACAAAATCCTCTTGCCTTTGGGAGTCGGGAAAGATGGTAAAGGTTACGGCCATGTTATGGTCGCGATTACTGACGAAAACGCTAATGGCGACTTTGCGGTAGCTCAGTCGAATGCAGACGGTCGTCAAAATCGAGGAGAGGGTCCTGGTATTGCTAGTTATGGTACTTACAATGTGAATGAACTCGCAAAACGCTACGGGCAAAACTGGGGTGCTGTTACCGGTAAACTTAAAGTTAATGTTTTTCAAAAAGGAGTGGCGGCGTCAATATCTCAAAGTGTTGCTAACCGTGGGGCCCCCCCTGCAAACGCTTCAGCAAAAACTTTGGCACAGTACGTAGTCGACCACGGCGTTACTGATCTTCAAAGCGAATCATGGTGGAAAAAAGCTGAGAATAAATCTGAGGCATGGAAAATTATTCAAAATACACAAGGACAGGACAATGGTGACGCGGCGCGTATTGATAATACGGGCGGAACCCCTACGCTTTCGATTTCAGGTGGGTTAACAGTAAAAGCCGGTACTTCTATCGGTAATGCTTTTTTATCGCGTTTAAAGAACGGTCCTACAAAGGTTGACGCAAATTTTAGTACAAAAGTTGATGACCAGGCTCCGCCGGACATTAACACTACCGATTATAGCGCTCAAGCGCTCGCAAATTATGTTGTTCAAAATAATATCTCTGATCTTTCGAGTAAAAAATGGTGGAATGATTCACCTCAAAAAGCCGAGGCCTGGAAATTAATTAATAAAGCAAAAGGTAGGTCGGAATATTTTACGGAAGGAGCAACATTAAGTCAGGGCAAAATCGACTCAACTGCCGACAAGGCTGTTAATGCTATGACAGAATCAATTTTAGGGATTCTTGACCCAAATAATAATTTTTCTCCAAATCTTACTGAGAATCAGATAGCTCAAAGGGCTAATGTTGTAAGAAATCTCGATGAAGCAACAAAGCCTATCCAAAAACCGATTAAAGACGCTTTAAAGCAAGTTAATACTGGGGCTAAGGATTTTCAACAATATGTCGCTCAGAGACAAGAGGCAGTAACAGGAGGTGAGGGGGATTGGTGGTCAGACAACCCTTTAATAAGAGGAATGTTTAACGCTACTAATATGGCTACTGAGGGTGTTATACAAGCCACTGGAGGTGGTTCTGGGGAAGATTATAATGTTGTTGGGGGAGCTAAAAATTTATTTTTTGGAGCATTAGGTTTTACTCCGGCGGGAGCAACATTCAATACTGTTACTGAATCTCCTGGGATTAAACCTGTTGCGGAGGCTGCTTTTAAAGAATGGGGTAAGGTTAAAGAATGGGTTAAGACTTTACCTGTAGTTGCAAATTTAAATCGTGATGGCAAAGAGCTTCTTGACCTTGGCATGGATATAGGTCTTTTTTCCTTAATCCATAAAGGAGCAAAAGAGCTTAAAATCTTCGCCAAAAATAAAAATGTCTATTATTCCCCCGCTGAAGTAAAAAACGTGCTGAGAGATATTACAGCTGGTAAAAACGGCGAAGCGACTCCTCTTCGCACTGAATTAAAGAAAATTTTTGATGGCGTTAAGGAGGGGGTTGACAATAAAAAGATGCTGAAAAATTCTTATAAGAACGGCATTACTGTTACTGAAGCAAGAAATTTTACGAAATGGTTTAATAATTTTTTTGGCGGACTTACTGAAAAGAGCGTTATTGAGCCAAATTTAAAACCAGAATTTCAAAAACTTCTTACTGATGGCAAAAAAGCCGCTAACGGCGATATTAGTGAAATTGAATTTACGAAACAAGCCCGTGAGATTTTGGCAAAAGGTGAGAGTGCGACGCTTCGAGATGCTTTACCAGTATTAAAAAACGGTGTTACTCCTGACATGTATGACGGTTCGCCAAATGCCACCTCACTTTCACCAGCACTCGAAAATATAGTACGCGGTCAGGCTCGTCTTTCTGATTTACAGGAACAGGGAAAAAAGACCATAATTTCTGTAGAAGCCAATAGGGAACAGCCTCTTACGGTTGACACTTACACCTATTCTGACAACAAAGTGGGCATTGGCTTTAATTTAAGTACAGAGGTAGCTGAAATGAAAGCTCCTATTTCTGGCAAATTTGAGAATCCGCGCGAAGCTGTAAAAGCAATATTACCAATCATCGAGGACGCTGTTTCTAAGGGTAGCGATATTGCTTCAGAGGCAGTGCGTAGCGAGATCGACAAATTAAAAGAATCCAAATTCTCGACCGTTCCGGCGAAAGGAGAGATAGCGCCTTGGGAAGATAACCACACGCCTTCCGCTCCTGAAAATCTTCCGGCCGTAAAAGATATGTCTAAACAGGCGATTGAGGCCGAAATCAAATCAACGCTTGACGAATATGTAAAAACCGCTTTAAAAAACGGTAAAGGTCAGGGTGTGATCGCGACTCAACATGGTCGAAAAACCAATAATGATAATTGGTATGTTAAAGCGTTTAAAGAGAATGGCGGAAAGAGGCCAACTCAAGCGCAAATTCGTGAAATCGCTACACAACACCTTCTAAACGGTGTTACTGACCGTAGTATTGGCGAGATGCCCCCTAATGCGCGTTTTAGACAATTAGTTGAAAGATTACCCGCTGCGAAACCAGATCGAGCTTTAAAGACCCTTGGAGAGCCCGCAAAAATACCAAATGAAGCCCCAGTTCAAATTGCAGAGTTCAAATCGACTATTTCTACGCCAGAATCTCGTTTAGCGGGCGAGCAAGCTCCTATCGTTTCTGAAGGAAAAACAGCCGAATCTCAGCAACGCGTACCTGAAGGTGATAAGGTTCCTGAATACAAGAAAGTTAAAGTAACTGAGCAGGTCGCGAAGGCTGAAAAATTTGTTGAAGAAAATTTTGAACTTTCAAAGAAAATTATGCGAAATCTTGACAGTGTGCCAGAAGATCTCGATCGCGGCTCTGTCCTGTCTGCTCTTCGAGATAAGGCTCGTGATATGGGCGACACAAAACTTGAGGCCGAAGCCGCTACAGCTCTCTCAAAATTCAAGACTCGTACAGCTCAAGATTTGGCTTTATTAAAAGGTGATTTAAATACAACTGATTACTTTATTAGAAAACTTCTCGAAGCTCGAACGAAGGCTAAAAGTACATTCTCAATTGAGGAACGCTCTGTAAATGATGGGCTTCAAGCTGAAGTTAATAAGCTGCGCAAACAGCTTCAGGATGGTATGCTAGCCGACGAAAATGGTAAGATTCCAAAAACGCCTAAACAAAAACGTATGCGATCAATTCAGGAAGCTCAGAAGATTTTGGATTTACTTACTTGTAAATAATTTTATAATTTTTAATTATGGCCGGTTCATTTTGTATACCGCAAGCAATTGCTGAAAAACTACAGGTTGCGGCGAGGGAGGGAAAATTTCGGATTGAGGAAATGTTTGACATGACGAGTGCTCAAAGGAGAGCACTTTTTGAGGATTATGTGAGTAAAGATATGGCAAAGGAAATTAATACAGGTTTTGAGAATGCTATGGTTTCAAAACAACAAGGAGCTTTCAATAAATGGATTGAAGCCACTTTTAAAGGTGAGAAAAAAGCTGCCGCAAAAAACGACGTTTTAGCTAAAGTGAAAAGTTTAATGGAAGCAAATAAAGTCGTTTCGCCTGACGGCGTTTTTTTAGAAGACCTTGTAGCGTCTAAGCTTGGCTCTTACGTGACGCCAGAGGAACTCGCAGAGCTCACAAAACGAGGTGAAAAACTTGATAAACTTGCCGAACAAAAAGATCAATTTGGTCACCCTGCACTTGAATATTTCCAGGAACTTGAAGATACTCAGCGTTATATTAACAGCTTAACTCCAACAAATAAGGCGGCTGTTGTTATGAATACTATCCGGCCAGCCTCCCTACTCTTTAAAACATCATCAACGTTTTTCAATATTACAGCGAACACTCTGAAGTACGTCGCTAACCGTGCTGAATTTTTAGCCGCTGAAGCAATTGACTCGGGTGTCTTTGGCCGACAGTTACCAATGCTAAGAGGAAAAAATAGAACCCTAGTTAATGACTACGTAAAAGGCGAAATGCAACGTTTTACTAAGACGGGCTTTTCTTTATCTCGTGCTGACGATTTAGAGTCAGCTCAAAGCTTTATCGGTGAAAATACTACTCATGCTGAAGGCAAAGGCTTTTTACGAAAATATGGTCAGTTTTTAAATAAATACGTTATGCGGTTAGGCCAAGGTACACATGACGTTTTTGTCGCTTCTGCCACCAGGGCACAGACAGCCAATCTTTTGAGTACGAAGTGGGCGAAAGAGCAGGGCTTCACCGGTAAAACTCTTAAAGTAAAAGCTGCTGAAGTCATGAAAGACAGTCTTTCACTTCAACCAAAATCGAGCATAGGTAAAGAAATTGCAGAACGTTCGATTAAAGAGGCGGAAGATGCTACGAACACGAATAATAGCAATTACGCTAAATTCGCCGTAGGAGCCCGAAATTTAATCAATAACATAGCTCCGCGTCTCAAGCTCGGCAAGGCACTTATCCCTTTTGTAAAAACGCCTGCCAACGTTATCGGTTATGGCGTAGACGCTTCAGGTGGTGGCGCTATAAAAGGCGCTATCAATTATTTCGATATGTTTTATGAGAGAGCTAAAGAAGGTTCTTGGAATCGAGCGACTTTTAATAAAGGAAATAGGAATTTGTTACGAACCGGTGGGACGCTCGTCGCCGCTTACTTATTGCTTCAATATGCGCAAAATGATGATATTGAGGGCGAGTACGATTCTGACCCTAAAAAAAGAGCTCTTCAAGAAGCGAAAAATAGTATGCCGAACTCTATGGTTTTTGATTTCGGTTTTGGCCCTAAAGTAATTTCTACCGATTATCTCGGCCCCGTTGGTATCGCTTTAAAAGCCATGAAAGAAGTACGCGACAAAGGTGACGGCAACTGGATTCATGGGGGTCAACAGTATCTCGGAAGTGTTGGCCGTTCTCTTACTACGCTTCCAGGCCTTGGAGAGTATAAAAATATGTACGATTTCCTTGATGACAATGGTTTAGACGCCACGTCTTCACCCGACGATTTATTGCGTGCCTCTGGCGATTTCTTGGCGCAATATCTTAGCACGGCAGCCGTGCCTGGTTTCGTGAGCGACATTGCTAAAATTACAGACGACAAAGAAAGGAAACCGAAAAGTGGTGACACCCTTGGTCAAATTATGTCGAGAATCCCTGGGTTCAGACAACAATTGCCGGTTAAAACAACAGTTTTTGGTGACGAAATTAAAACGGAAGACCCTATTACGATTTTATTCGCTGGCTCTCGTATTAAAACGCCTATTCAAAATGATTTCGCGAAAGAATATAAAAGGCTTGATAACCTTGGTCAAATGCCTTCAATCGTTAATTTTGATAGGCCTACTGGTAATCTTAAAAAATTACGTGAACAGTTAGGTGAAGAGGAGTACGAAAAAGCAAAAGGATATTTTAGAGAAAATTTCGGAAAAACTTTAGAGAAAATTATGGCCTCACCAAGTTATAAAAAAGCTTCTGCTGACATTAAGAAAAAAATCATTGAGGAAGTACAGCAAAGGTGGGCCAAAGCTACGCTTGGCGAATTTGACTATAAATGGCCGAAATATAGTCCCACAGAAGATACAACCCAGGGGTTCTAAATTGACGCTTGGGTAAATAATGATAGAATCTGTTCGTTATTTTCTAAACACCATTTCCTATGGCTCTCGAAGAGATTCAAGATGTACCAGGTGCTATTGATGTGCCTAACGAAAACGACTTCCAAGCTGAACATATGTTTGGCCTTGATGTCACTATGCCTGATTCGATCGTACTGAATGCAGTACCTTCACACAATCAGGGTAATTCATGGCATTGTACCTCTTATGGCCTTACCCATATTGAAGAGATTTTAAATACCTTAGAACACGGTCAAACCGTAGAACTCGATCCTGAAGAGCAGTGGGCTAACCAAAAGGCAAATAGAGGCAATAAAGCTTCTATGGAAAAAGAAGGCGACTCTCTCCAAAACGCTTTACAGGTATTCATTGAAAAAGGGCTTGTTAATAAGAAAAATCCAAATATTGGTGTACCGGTTTTTAAGGCTACCGGTTATGCAGCTATTAAAAAAACAGTCGAGGATTATAAACACTGGCTCGCTGCCGGATTCCCTGTCTATACTGGCTGGAATCGTCATTGCTTTGCAATTATTGGTTATAACGATAAAGAGCAAGTTTTGATTGCTAAAAATTCTTACGGCCCAAAATGGGGAAAGAAAGGTGATGGCACTTTTGATATTCCTTATAGCAATATTTCTAAACTTTTCACCGGCTATATTCTCTACGATAAAACTGATCTTGTTATGATTTTCAAGGACGTTTCTACAACTTCGCCACAGGCAGAGGATATTAAATTCGTTTTAGAAAAAGGTTTAATGCGCGGCTACGGAGTCGAGGAAGACGCGAAACAAAGGTTTTTCCGGCCTAATCAACCGATTACGCGTGCCGAAATGGCAACCGTTTTACGTCGTCTCTATGAAGCTAAATCCGTTTAAATTTTTAAGTGACGTTGTAGAGGCTATTTTTCTTGGAATTTTTGTCATTGTTTGGCTTATTTATATTCTTAATCACACCATACCCGCATGAATGACTTACAAACTATAATCATGGCTATACCGGTTCTTTTTATCACAACCCTCGTACAGCTTTTTAAGCTTCTTGGCATGGACTCTAAATACTCTCCGCTGGCTGCCTTTGGCCTTGCGGTGATTTTTGGAGGAATGCTTTATTGGAACGCCGACGTCACTAATACCATTGTTGGTATTTTGATGTACGGTCTTGGAGCTGTGGGACTTTGGGAAGTTGGAGGGAAAAAAATTATGCCTAATGAAAAAACAGTAGAGCCCGTTGTTTCTGATAACTAATTGCGAAACACCAAAAACGCCGTATACTGAGAATCGCAGTCTTTACTGCTTGTGTTTCATCCCGTTGTGCGGGTTTTCTAAAGAGCGACCTCGTAAGAGAATCGCTCTTTAGTTTGTTATTGCCATAATTTGAAAACAATTTGTATCGCGATATTAGCTCCTAAAGCTACGGCCGCAGCTATAAACGATACTTTTACTTTCAAGCTTTCAAGTTTCAATTCGAGTTTATCCTGTCTTTTTTCGAGTATATCTTTATGGTTTGTGATCGAATTATTTACTTTCTCGATCTCAATTCTCATAGTTACATTCAGGTCGGCCGCCTGTTTAAGTTGTTGGTGTTGGGCAGATACCATTGATTGCATTTGCCCTTGTAGCTGCCCAAGCTGCTGCAAAACAGGGCCGAGGTCTTCACTCATAATAAGCTTGGGAAATATAAAGTTAGCGGGCGTATTATAAGTTGACGACTGTTTATCAGCAATAGAGGGCGCAGAAGGCATTAATCGAGAAAATGATATTTTGATGACGCGCCCTCGTAATTTACCATTATTGATTGTAGTAATGTGTGACATTTTTTAGCCAGGTTACGGGATTATCGTTACCTGTCCATTTCGCAGCCAAATGAGTGTTCGGAAAGATTTTATAGTGCTTCGACCAAATCTTTTTAAAGTCCGCAAAAGAATCGGCCTGAGTCTTATAATATTTTGGACTCCGAACACCCGCTTTATTCCATTGCATTATTCCAAAGCAATTATTTCGCTTTATAGCCGTTCCGTCTTTGCAACCGCCCGTTTCTGCCATAGACACTGCGAACGCGAGTTTATCGAGGTCTAATGAAGTCACGTTTGATTTTACGGGTGGAGTCGTTACGGGTTTTACAGATTGTGCCTTAACTGTAGGGGCCTTCAAAAAGAAGTCGCTACTGTTTGTGTGTCATTTTTTACATTTTGAATAGTATCGCATGGGTTACCGGAACCCGTTACTTGAACCCGTGCGCTTTGTTTATATCTAAGAAGTGCGGTGTACGCATCGTCGCAATTTTTAATTGCGGCTGTCTTTTCTTGAACCCTTGTATTGAGATTGCTTTCCAGGTAATTGAAAACAAAAGCATCATAAGCACGGGCTACGCCGTAAATGAAGAACGGCAAAATAAGAACGATAGCAGCTATAATTGTAATCGCTTTCTTTGCTTCAGGGGAATATTGAAAGCCTTTTTTGATTTCTGTTTTTACCTCTGCTTTTGTATTTGTTGTATCTGACATGTTTTTTGAGTGTGAAATAATAAAAAAAATGTGTTGAATTGCGATCGACATTCGCGGGTATTCTTTGCCCTAAGCGAGCGTTTAAAGAAATACATCAACACATCTTATCACAGTGAAAACACTGTGTCAATATTAATAAGCAGTTAGTTTTGTAGGGATTTCAACTTTTACCGCTGTTGTAACTTCAGGTAAAGGTAATTGGCTTTGTGCTGAAGGTGTGGGGAAAAGTTGAGGAGCCAAAGTTTTTAATTTCTGAAATAAAGCTTTTAAAACTATCACGTCACCTAAAGAGGTGTGGGCAGTAACGGCGCAATTAAGATTCAAGAAATAACGAAGATATTGAAGTTTAAAATTTTCTGCGCCAGTTACACATCTCTTTGCCAGCTCACAAGTATCGAGAATTTTTCTAACCGTAAGTCCTTCATTTGCTAACACACGAGCGTCAAAGGCAGCCGAATGAGCTACGAGGGTATGGGTATTCAAAAGTTCCTGTAATTTTAGGAAGTCGGCCGAACCGGTAAAAGTTGGCGCATCTTTCACCATATCATTCGTAATGTGATTTGCCATACTTGCGCCAGGCTCTATAGGGATAGGTGGCTTAAACATACCGTAGTTAACCATAGACTCGCCATCTACACTATAAGCCAGTGTCACAAGTCGCGGTTCTTTTAATCCAGTTGTTTCGGTATCGAGAAGTAGGAATTTTTCTGACATTATTTTTGAGATAAAGAAATACAGATTTTGCACTCAAGTGCTATTTTTTTTGGAGCGATAAGATGGTCTTTACATCTTGGCGTCCCCATGAATAAACTGTTGAAATTCAAGGTAGCTTTGATGTCTCTCTGCGTCGGTTTGGGTGGGGGGCGATACACTTTTTAAATGTGAAGAAATAAATGCTATTGCCTCTTCATGTCCGTAGGCTATAGAGGCTTTTAGAGGCTTTCCGTATTTATTGATTAATTCTATAAATTCTAACTGCTCAGATCGCACAGCAGAAGGTGAGGCCCCAATACTCCCATCCCGTAAAACATTCCGAGGACGCTTAAGTTCCACGAAAAGCACCCATTCGGGCACGAGAATGAGCAAGTCAGATAAACCCTTTCTGACACCCGCCGCATAATTGTAGTTATTCTGGAAGTAACTACCGGTATATGTTTCTCGCACGTTTGCCGTGAACCAAAGAACGTTGCCATAATCTTTTTGTCTTTCTAAGAAATTTACTACTTTTACCTGTTCGCGATGTTCATGATTTATGCGTTTTTTACGCGGGGAAGATGATGTCTCCATAGCGGGTGCCAATTTTAAAAGATTGATTTATGTTTGAGATTTGATCTGTTCGGAAGCGTTCTAAAATTTCTTTTAAAACCTCGTCCGTAAAACTACTATACGGATATTGTACCCAATCGCCATACCAAATATCATCTATCATTTTTTTCCAGCCAACGGTCACCATTGTCTCTTCATTAACAACAATTTTGCCATCCGGTAACATTCTGGAAAGTTCACTTTTGGCATAAAACTTCACCACAGCTTGTGCGTCAGTTTTTTTTTCAAAATCTTTTATTATTTTTTTAATTTCAGGTGTAATCATGATTTTAAATCAAATATTGGAATAACTATTTTTCTCCTGACGCATAATCTAGGCAGGCTTTCATGTAAGGAACGCATTCTATAGGGAAATCTTTATTGATATAAGTATCGACACCCTTACCCTCAATAATGACACTATAAGAAATTAAAACCTTATCTGTTTTAAAAATCTTACGCAATGTTTCGGCCGTAAATTCCATACATCGATCAGCTTGTTTGAAATTTGGAATTTGGCTTGTTATTTCTTCTGGTACATCATTTTCCATAAATAAAAGTTATAAAAATAAAAATTACTCATTAACACTTTTGACCTCCCCTTCCTCAATATAAAACCCCACTTTACCGGACGAGTCGACCTTCTCAATCCAAACCTGGAAGTCTTTTTCACCCGCCATCTCTGCAATGACTGCCATATTGTCATCATCAAGAAGTGAGCCGTCAGAAATACGAATTACGCGTAATTCAGGATTCATAGCCATTGCTATTGCCATACTAATTTTAAGTTTCTCTGCTGAAGAAAGCTGAGCAAAAGGAATATTTTTATAAGTCACATTGTCGTCGGTCACAGACAGCCCTTCAATCGGCATTACAGCGCTTTGTAATTTTTGGTTACGTTCTTTGTCGAGGGCCGCGATTTCAGCATCGAGTTTGTCCCATGCCTCTTGTGAAACTTTTCGAGCCTTATACTGAGTGAGGAGACCTTCAGCTTTTGCGTAAGCATCATTTTGAGCCTGAGCTGTCGAAAGTCGATTTTGGAGCCCCGCGATCACAGGGTTTGGGCCTTCCATAGGCGCAATTACTACGCTGCTTATGGCCTCTTCTAAAGTTTTTTTCTTGAGCTCTAAAACAAGGATTTGATCTTTTAATTCCTGTAATTCTCTTTCTTGCTCTTTTCTTTTTGCGACTGCATTGTCATAAGTTCGCTGTTTTTCCTGAGCTTCATTTAAAGCGGCTAAAGTTTGCGCTACGTCCACTTTCCCGCCAGCTATAACTTTTTCAGCCTGGTCAACTTCAATAACGGTTAAGTCAGCAAAGCCATCGCGAATAGTGCCCTCTTCGCGGCGTCGATCATAAAGGTCTTGTCTTTTTACAGCGTAAGCGTCAAGGTCGAGTTTCGTTAGTTTTAACAAAGTAGCCCTTTGATCTTTCTCTTTCATGTTTTGAAATTCCAACGGGTCAAAAGCGAGCTTGCCTATAATTTTATCGAGAAGAGTTTGAGGACTCGACATAATTTCACCCGTTTCTTTACCTATTACTTCTAATTTTGAGCTTCCCTGTTTAAAAGTACGGGTTACAAAGTAGTCGTCGAGCTCCACTTTGATTGTGGCACGTTCCTCGCCCTCTCTTATCGGTTTTGTAAGGTCGGACGGCTTTCCACCCAAAGCTACAAAAATACTGTCTAAAATCGACGATTTTCCTTGTCCGTTTTTTCCAGAGATCACTACCGTGCTTTTGTCCCCTGGTCGGATTTCAATTGCTTTGAGTTTTTTGAAATTTTCTGAAATGAGAGAAATGATTTTCATTTAACTTGATTGTTAGAGGATGATTTCATGTCTAATGCGATTCTAACCGCTTCGTTTTTTTGACTTTTAGGGAGGCCCTTCATAACTTTTCGCACCTCCTCTTCAAAAGCAGGGTCATTTTTCATAAGCACCAGTTCACACTTTTCTTTTAAATTTTTCTCTGCCTCGTCAGGAGTTCGACCCCAACCGGTGATAATGGCATCTTGAACTAGAATATAGGCTCGATACCGAACCTCTCCCATACCATTCATTCTTTTTTGAATTGTAACCGTTGTGGACATAATGAAATAAAATTAAAAGGGTAGTTCGTCTAATGCTGGTCGATTAATTTGCTTTACTCCAAGTTCATATTCTTTTTGTGAAATAAAACTCATGCGCGTTTCCCCTTTCCGAACAAAGCCATACCAGGTTTGATTACTGGAAGAGAAGCGCCCTGTTTTATAAACGCCATAATCAGTGCTCACTTGTTTTACTGCTCCCATTTTCGTACTACGTAAGAAGAAATATCATGCCTGGAAAAATTCATGATTTCGCCATTAAGTGAATGTAACGGTAAAGGGAAAAATTCGTGTAATTGTCGACTTTCTAACATCTGCGCCAAATCGTAAGCCTCTGCTTTTGAGAAAGGCATAGAGATATAGTGTTTGTGCTCATTGATTGAAGCTCTATCAGACTTAAGCCACAGCACAATGCAACATTTTGTCTCGTTTAAATTTGGAGCTAACTCTTCGTCTGGAATTGGTTTGTCGAGTGGTAATTTTGCTGTGTTATTCATTTTATAAGTTATCAGTGGGTAAATATCGGTCGAGGGTTTTTATACCCTCAGCAATAGCACGCCTGAGTAAAGCGGAGCGGGAAGGGAAGCCAAGCTGTTTAACGGCCTTAGTAATGGCTAACTTCGCCCCCTCCGTAACATAAACAGTTTCGGGAACTGAATACACTTTATTGGCGTGAGATTTCTTTTTAGTCTTCATGATATGGTTTAAAATGGTAAATCGTTAAGTAAATCCTGTTCCGTTGGCGGTTCAAGCCCTAACTCTTTCATTTTGGTATCACACTCCTCTTTTGTGCCAGTAATAAAGAGGCAGCGTTGTTGTTTTTTCTCTAACTTTTTGCGTTCTTTTTCTGCCTTTATTTCTTCATTGGTAGGCTCAGGGCGAAGCTCGAAATGGTCAAACTCAGTTTGAACTTGACCATAACGAGTGTATTTCAGAGGTTCGCCTAACTCATTAAGCTGTGGCTGTAGCATCTTGAGGTTGTTGAACTGGTTCACCTGGCTGAGCTTGTGCCTGGCCTTCAGCTTGTGGGGCTACTGGCTGGCCTCCGTCTTTTCGACCTTGAAGAGGAGTGAATTTCTTGAATACGTTCTTTTCGGTAACGCCGTCTTGCTTTAATCTGATTTCAATAAAAGCCTGGCATGATCTACCGATGAACTTTTTAGGGTCAACTTTTCCGTCGATACCGGCATTCTTTGGTAAACCTAACAGAGCACACATAATCATGCGTGTAGCTTGTGGAGTGCCATCTTTACCGATTTTAGTTTGATAGAGCTGTGTCCATACAGGGAAACTTGTGCGCTCCAAGGGATTGCCGTCAGAATCAAGTAAGCCTCCCTGAGGGTTGGCTATATTACTGACTAATTCAAAAGTCCACTCAAATTGCTTAATCGTTTCTTCCGATTGATATTTCTTTCCAAGTACCATTTTAAGATCGGTACACAGTACTTCATACAACCCTTCGGCTATAAGGGGAAATTTCTGCTTTTTTGCCTCAGTCTCAGAGTCGCCCATTTCAAACTCTTCCCAAGGTATTGTTTTATCCTCTTTTTGTGGTTCTGACATAAAAAATTAAAATGAAAAAATAAAATAATAAGACCCATTAAGTTAAGCTTAGTTAGCCGCGACTTGCTGCGCTACGGCCATAGCTGTTTCAAGTTCGTCTTTTGAAACTCCTGGTACATCACTTACTTGATGTAAAATAAGTCCACGTTTCTTAAAATATCGAGAAGCTAAATTGATTGCTTCACGAGATTTTTCAGCGTTCTCGAACTGGCCCGTTACTACCATTTGTACATTTTGCGACATAAAGAAAAATTAAGAAATAAAAATTAATTCACAGTAAGTTTACAGTACTTTCACCGTGAAAGCAATAGTAATTTTAGTAATGTTTCATATCGTTACAATTTGCCTTATTGCAATCATGTTGCGGACATTCTAATGATTTTTTTTCTTCACTAAATAATTTCAACCGCTCCTCGCCATACAAAAAATAAACAGCCAAAATGTTGGCATAATTCATAAGATCAATAAGCGTGTCCTCTATACTTTCCTCACTTACTGAGATATCCTGGCCCTTCCTATTGTCATTTTCATGCGTTCTAATGAGGTTCGACACACGGGCGAGCTTATCACTCATCCTTACTAAGATACCCTCCTCTACGGTCAGCCCTAGCATTTCAGCGGCACGGAAATTTTTGAAGGGGTCGTCTTCACCGGCATAGTCATGGTTTTTACGTTTCATTAATTCAAGCGCGTGCTCAAATTTGTCGCGTAATTTTTGGAAATATTGTTCTTGATTCATAATTAAATTTCTTTATGGGTTAAAGAGGGCGCGGCTGCTTCAGCTGCTTTTTGACTAACTTTTTCCTGATTTACTTTATCCATTACTTTTTTCATCGCGGCATCCTGAGCTTCTTTCCAGAGCTTATACTCTGTTTTTGTTCGGACTCCCGCTAATTGAGTCCATTTTTCCCCGCAACCACCGCAATGATAATGCTCAGCATCGCGAAACTGACCATGAGCCGACATAATCATGGTATAAAGCCAGGTTGGTGGTATTTTCTTGCCATCTTTGTCTTTTTGGCCTAGGCAAGATTTTTTAATACAATTTTGAGCGGGGTTTGAGGGAGGTTGTTGTGTTGCCATTATATGAAAAATGATGAAATAAAATCTTTGAGTTCTTCGTGTACCGTTTCATCAAAAAGCTGTTTATGGTCTGCGAGGACATGAGCACGGGCTTTTTGAATAATTTTCTCAGCATCCTTTAAACTGATTGTTGCCTTTGGCATATTCTTAACTTGTTGAGCTGCTACGATAGCTCTACTTTTTATGCTGTTTATAACCATATCTTTACGTCGTTGCTCTAAACTTTTTTCAACAGCTATGTCGGAAGAGGATAGCGTCATAAGGTATTCGATTTTATGGATTTAAGATATTCCTGCGCCTTCATGGGGTCGTGCGGCTTTTCCGTCCCCTCGACCTTTTGGTTCACACGAACCAAGGTACGGATATTGAGCCATTGTAATGCTGTGCGTAACTTCGCTTCGACCATCATATTCTCTTCACAAGGAAGTCGATCGTCGAGCGTTTGAATGCGATGTAAAAGCACTCCTATGATTTCCTCGTTTGTTACGCCGTTCACTTTTTTATCACCATCTTTTTTAACGAACTGGATTTTTTGACCGTTTGAAAGAGTATAAAGGTGACCAGGATCGTCTATTGTAAAACCTGCGTCAAAGCCCTCTTCAACTTTTTTTATAAGTTTTTCTATCCTTTTTGGTCTGTCGATATTTTTCATATAGTTTCTAAAGAAATAAGAGCAATCACGGCCTTCTTCACAAAAACCGTAATAGCAAGATAAGTTTATCATGTAGCTTTAATAACAGTTTTTTGAACCGGAACAAAATCGAATTTATGATAATTTGGAGGGCAATTTTCGTGATATTTTCGGAGTCTTGCCGTTTTTCCGCCTCGACCATTGCTGATAAAACGACGTAAGAAAGAACGTGGCGTAGGGTCTTTTGGAGTTTGAGCGCTATCTATCTCAAAATCTTTACAGCTCGCTTTTACAGGCCTTGTAGAGACTCTACGTGCGCCACATTTTGTACATTGATATTTCATAATTTTATAATGAGTTAAGAAGTGCTTCTTTTGATTCAAAAAGATTTTTTTCATGTATCCAATCAAATTGCCTTGGATTTGTACCAACTGAGCAAGAATACTCCCATCTTTCAAACTCGGAACCATCACGAAAACAAACGGCTACACCGGTAATAATATATTCTTGCGCTTTATCGTAAATCAGTCGCCACACTTTTGAGCCAATTGCATATTTTGCCTTTGGAATTAGAATTTTAGTCATATTAAAAAATTAAGTAATAAAATTTAATTTTGTCTAATACTAGATAGCCAGGCTATGTAGTATTAAAAACCTCCTTCAACCCCTCAGCAATTTTTGCGTCTTGCTGAGGCCAATACCATCGTAAATATTGAACTATGGTCGGGCCTTTAGTATCGGCGTTATTAGAATAAATGTGATTTCTCGACCGAACCACAAAATTAGGACTTCCTTTACCGTTCACAATAACATTACTGCGATCTGTGTCTTGTTTTTGTAGCATTATTTCATCGCCATTAACAAGCCAATGGCCAGAAACTTTTAGTAAAACCTCTTCAATCGGCATATTTATTACTCGCACAAAAATATCTTTCGGGTCACCTAAAACTCTTTTATAACGAGGTTTTGAGACCTTTCTTTCCATAGTAAGGAGGGCCGCACTGTCATAAACAGTCTGCGGCGGGAACGCTTCAAGCATTCGGGCCTCACTATATTTTTCAAAGGTCGAAAGAGTTTCGTTTACTGTAATTTTTCCGATTTCACCATGCTTGATATAGTAGAAGTTTGGCACTCTCATAAGCTGCATTACCTTCACTGTGCTTTTGTCCGCACCACACAATTTAAAATGCTCATAAATCGAATGGCCGATTTTAAGGAAATTATCTTGTGTAGCCGAACCGTCATTAAGCCAGTAAAGCTGGTAGCCGTTTCTCGTCTCTATCGTAAGAGAGGGCCAAGGGTCTTTTCCAAAGACAAAGCCTAGAATCTCTGCCTTTTTTTCTTCCCGCAGTTTCATCGTCTCTGCGTCGATACCTGGCCCCATGTAGAACATATCACCTGTCTTTGTCGAGGGAATATCAATATCAATCCACCACGCATTAATACCAGGTTTTACCGTGCCATCTTTTTGAGTGATTTGCTTGAGGTTTGAGAGGCTATTACGGCCCTCGATGGTGTTTGCAGTATTTGGAGTGAAAAAGATGTTATTACGGGCCTTATTTAAGTCTACGTACTTAATAAGGAAATCTTTGAGGCTATCAGAGGGATTATAAATACCTCCCTCAAACTGGCCGCCTCCTTCACTCATGGCGCAGACATAGGCACCAGGAAAGTAATCGACGAAAAAATTGTAGGGCTCAAGTGTCATCTGACGGTTTCGTAACGGTATAGATAGAAAGAGGTCTTTTTATCAAGAATTTTGTGAGAGGCGAATTTTTTCCGAGAGCAAACCAGTCCACACATATTTCTAATTTTAAAGGAATTGGTACGTTTGTAGGTGAACGGTTTCCCGCAATAATCACAGACTGCGCTAATTGTTTCTTCATTGTTACTTTGCATCGGGGGAGGGGTGGTTAAGAATTTTTTGATAAATTTCGGGGCCACAACAA